AGTATCAGATGAGCCTTGATTTAGGAAAAAACAAAAGCTATATTCAGGGAATCTCTTCCGGGCGGTCAATGCCTTCTATGAATCAGTTTTTTGAAATTTGCGATTATCTTGAGATATCTCCCAAAGATTTTTTTAATACGGAAAAAAAAGAACCACCTCTATTCAACGAGGTGGTGTCCTTAATGAAGCATTTGACCACAGAAGATTTGGAAGCAGTTTTTCCAATCCTGCTAAGACTAAAAAAAATGGCAGGAAAATAAAAGGAAGCAGAACTCGTATGGTTCTGCTTCTTTTTATCTTTAAACTGACTTCGTGTTTTCTTTTAACCATAAAGCTTCTTCATTTGAAAGATAAGGAGATAACTTTTCATAAACATCTTTATGATACTTATTTAAAAGTTTCACATCTTCCTCTGTCATTATGGAAGTATCCAAAGCCTCTAGATCAATAGGTGCCATTGTTAAAAACTCAAACTCCATAAACTGACCGTATTCATTTTCCTCTGCCTTTTTGCAAACGATCAGATTTTCTGTTCTGACGCCATGGCTTCCTTCTATATAAACACCAGGCTCATCAGAGGTAACCATGCCTTCTTCCAAAATCGCATTGTCCTGTCTTTCAGGAACCATGCGCCAGCGAATTCCATTGGGACGCTCATGGACATTTAACAAATAACCAACTCCATGGCCAGTTCCGTGATCATAGTTAATTCCACGGCTCCAAAATGGTTCTCTTGCCACGTAGTCAAGAGTCAGACCGCGACAGCCATATAAAAACTTCACTGCTCCCAGACGCAGCATACTCATAACAGTCAATGTAAAATGTTCCCGTTCTGTATTTGTAAGAGGTCCCACTGCAATAGTTCTGGTAACGTCTGTAGTTCCTTCATAATACTGTCCGCCAGAATCCACCAAATATAGACCTCTTGGCTCGATAACTGTGTCATTTTCTGGAACAGCCTTATAATGGCACATGGCTGCATTTGCTCCATAAGCAGAAATCGTATCAAAGCTTAAGCCTAGATTTCCTTCCTGTTTGGAACGAAGCTCATCCAAATAGTTCTGAGCACTCACCTCTGTGATTCTTTCATTTCCAACATTATGTTTTAACCAGTAAATAAACTTTACCAGAGCAACGCCATCCTTAATGTGAGCTTTTTTCATATTTTCTACTTCAACAGGATTTTTTAAAGCCTTAGAAAGTACCGTTGGATTCATCTTATCAATAATTTTGTTAGAATCTGCAATGCCCTTTACGATGGAGTAATTGACTTTCCCAGTTTCCAGAAGAATCTTTTGATCTTTTAACATACCAACGGCTTCATAGATGCTATCATATGGACAAATGCTTACTCCTAACTCCTTTAAATAAGCCTTAACTTCTTCATTTAATACCTGATCATTGATAAATAAAGAAAACTCATCAAGGGTAATTAAAGCATATGCTAGAACCACAGGAGTACACTCAATATCATTTCCTCTGATATTAAGAAGCCAGGCAATATCATCAAGAGTTGTTAAAACATGAGCAGTTGCCTTTTCTTTTTTCATCTTGTTGCGCAGTTCTTTGATTTTTTCTGAGGATGCTAATCCGGCGTAGGATTCTTTTAATATCCAAACGGATTCAGCGGATAGACTTGGGCGTTCTTCCCATATCAGGTCCACAAGGTCCTCTTCATTGGAAAGAGTGATGTTCTTTTCCCCTAACAAATCTTCTAGCTCCTGTCCATTCTGACCGTTGACCACACGTCCGTCAAAGCCAAGACAACCGCCCTCTGGAAGAACCTGGTCTAAATATTCTTCGATGGTTGGAACGCCTGGATATCCCATCTTGCGCAGAGTAATGCCACTGCCCTCAAGCTGCTTAGCCGCCTGAACAAAGTATCTGCCATCGGTCCAAAGTCCAGCTTCGTTCTTTGTAATTACTGCCGTACCTGCAGAGCCTGTAAAACCAGTCATAAACTCTCTGCATTTAAAGTAACTTCCTACGTATTCAGATTCATGAAAATCAGAGGTAGGAATCATATAAGCATCCATATTTCGCTCAGCCATTAAACTTCTAAGCTTCTCAAGTCTTTCCTTAATCATCGTTATGTCTCTCCTTTTTCAATATTGCTTGTGCCATTTAATGAATTAATCCAAAATGAAGACAGGCATTTCGTATGCCGTCCTGATCGATGGGATCTGTTACATAATCAGCAGCCCGTTTCAACTCTTCCATAGCATTTCCCATGGCAATCCCTTTTCCTGCTGCTTTTATGATATCGTAATCATTCATACTGTCCCCAAATGCTACAGTCTCTGATAATGGTATTTTAAAATACTCGCAGAGTCGAAGTAATCCCACTGCCTTTGACGCCTTTCGCTCAACCACATCTGCACCTTGTTTATCTGCAAACATATGAACATGAATTTCTGGAAATTCCTCTTCCATGGCTTTGGCACCAATTTCATCTCCCATATAAGCCATGGTTCTTACGTTTAGCTCTAAAAGCTTATAGGGATCATTGAAGTTCCTTCTGGATTGGCCCCAAAGTGAGATGTCATGGGCTTTTACCCCTTCCGGGTTCACATAGTAATCCCATTCTTCTACGGTAGTTCCAACACTATAGGGCGTTTTCTCCGTATACTTTAATATCTGCTTTAGCAAGTTCTTGTCAAAAGAGTGTTCATAAATGATCTCATCTCCCACTGTCACCTTTGTCCCATTGAGATGTATGATGGCATCTGGCTTTACCTGATCTCGAATGGCTGTGCTAAAAATCGAATCCATATCTCTGCCAGTGGCGATCACAATGGTGTAATTTTCCCTTAGCTGTTCAATGGCTTCCATGGCACTGGCCGGTATGGCCCAGTCTTTATGGTCAAGCAACGTCATGTCTACATCAAAGCTTACGATTGGTTTCATCTATTTTCACCTTTTTCTAAATATTAATAATCTTGTCCTTATAATAATATCCTAATATTGAAATTATTTCAAGAAATATACTTTACCAAAAGGAAAGTTTCTGCTATAATGTCATAGTGTCAGGAAGACGGAGTATGGCGTAGCTTGGTAGCGCGCTCGGCTGGGGGCCGAGAGGTCGCAGGTTCAAATCCTGTTACTCCGATTTAATGATATCAGCGGATGCTGGGAAATCTTAACCATAAGATTTTCCGGTATTTTTTTATTGTATAGGAAAGTTCTACGAACTTTCCTATACAATAAAAAGCACTCCTTGCAGGATGCGCATGACGCTTAAGAGGAAGATGTCACTAAAGTGACAGCGCGTCAGCGCCAGAGTCTGACAAGTCAGACTCATTCTTGTGTCCATGATGCGAATTTTGTCGACTGGAAATGCTCTGTTTTACCCCAAATATCACTTGCCTTTTTGTAATCTTTCAGTTACAATTCTTGTATGGAGATATAGCTCAGCTGGGAGAGCGTCTGCTTGACGTGTAGAAGGTCGCAGGTTCGAATCCTGTTGTCTCTAGTTATTAAAGGCCCTAGTAAATACAAGAATTCATTGTAAATACTAGGGTCTTTAGAATGTGCGCCGTGTTTTTATTTAGAATATCAAGTATCAAATTGCTATTTTAGGGAGTTTGTCCGCATGAATGTCCGCATGGCATCGTATAAAACTATTCACCAATTAGTCAGTTCGTATTATTCACCATTTCCATAAGTATGCCAGCTGCTTGTTTTCCAAAATTCTGTGAAGCCGTGTAATAAAGAAAACGCAATTCTTCATCGCTCATTTCTGCAATTTTCTTCATTGTAGCAACTGCCTTTTTATCGTTTTCTCTTTGATCCATATTCCCTCCCCGGTGCTATGTATTCTAGTAACAATCAAAATAACCCCCTTGTCTTTGATGTGATGTCCCCCTCTATATGTGACTGGTATCCCTCCTTAATTACTCTCTTAATCAATTATAAGAACATATGTTCTGTTTGTCAATAAAGTTACATATTTGTTTCGAAACATTTTATATTCACGTGATCTATAACTCAATTATAACTGGCAAAAATTATAAATCAACAGCGGATTTTTGAAGCATTTTGGGGGTTTTCCATCTTTTTCCAGAAAAAAGGCCTTTTTTGGTTATTTTCACAGGGGGTGTATACGGTCATGCATCCTTTTGATACGGTCATGTATGAGTTTTTTTCAACTTTTTCGTCATTTTGCCTTTGCCATTTTTGCGATAAATAAGTACTTTTATACTTGGATACACTTTGCTTTCGTTACCTCTTTATTTATTTTTCTTGTATATCTACATGAGACTGGAATCTTTATCCCATTAGTCATAATTACTTCGTTAGTATCCATGTCGATTTCTTTCACATGGTTTATATTGACCAGACACGATTTATTGCAATATAGTAAAATATCGGTCGCCTGGCATTCTATATCTTTCAATGTACCGACAAGACGCATAGTCCTATCTGTTTTTTGTATCGCCAATTTGCGTGGCATATCGGCAGCAATTTCTATGTAAATAATCTCGTTTATAGCTATTTTATTTTTTTGTATTGTTATGTAGGTCCGATTGTCAATCACTATCTTTTGAAGCGAGATACTGGCATCTATTAGACATTCTTTTATTTTTTCTTCCACATCGCTGATGCTGCGTTTCATGATATAGTCTTGTACCCCTATTTTCATCTGGTATGTTTCTAATGCAAAATTATAGGCCGTTACCATGATGATCCGTGCTGATGGATTAAGGACCCTTATCTTAGCGGCAAGATCAAGTCCACTCATTGTATTTTCACCTAATTCAATGTCCAGAAAATACAATGACGCATCGCCAGCATTAACCTTACCAAGTATTTCATGGGGAGAATTAGTAGCACACTCTAGTTTCAGCCCTTCTAATTTTTCCTTTTTAATAATTTGGGTAATTACCTTTTTTAATATTCTTAACTGTTGTGGCTCGTCTTCACAGACATATATTGGTATCATTATGCCCCTCCTAGCTGCCGGTTGAATGGTTAATATTGAGTAATTATGTACCCGTAAGGTTTCTTTTTTATAGTGAAGTATTCTGCCCCTTGATAGTCTGGTCTGTAAGCGTAGAAATACCTCGCCTTTATTGATACCTCGTTAAATCCCTCCATGTGATACCCCTTTTCCTCCATGGCTTTGATAACTTCTTCTTTCGTCCCCTTAACAACAATCTTCTCCATTTGTATACCCCTCCCACTAAATTGGTGTTGTTTATATCTTGTACCGATATTTTACCACTTTTTAATAATGGAATATTTGGTATATAATTCCATTTCTCAGGTAATATTTAGCATATAATATTGTGAAATAACTTAATTACGTTTATAATAAATACATATATTAAACTTAAGGGGTGGAATATGGGGATTAAGGGTACTTCACAGACTTTATATGTTAGCAAAAAGGAATCTAACATACTTACATTCTTGGGGAACAAAAAGCAAATAGTTTACGCAGACTTAAGTCGAATAAATTACATGCACGCTTCTGGGATCGAAGCCGGATATATAGAATTTGTAAGATACGGGAATAATATAATACGGTTTGAGTTTGGTAAGCGAGCTAACGAGGAAATAGTACGAACCGTTAATTTGATAAGAGAGTACAACCAAGAGCTTGAAATCAACGAACATAACCCGGCAGAGTTTAAATTTTACCAACACTCGTTGTTTGCTATATTGATTAGTTTTATTTTGGGGTTTCCCCTTGGAACTATTGGTTTGTTTTTAATCTGGCATTACAAGAAAAGTACGACACTAGGAAGAATACTTATCACTCTAATGTCCATACTGTTTTGGAGCTTATGGGTTATCATACCTTATATCGAATATAGAATAGCAATGAACGAGCTTAACAACACTATGGATTCTTATTATAATATACTGAATGGTTTGAAATGGAACTAACAAGCAAGTGGTACTAAAGAGATAATATATTAATAGCGGTTTCCTAACGGAGCCGCTTTTTTATTATCTTTTGCCTATTACATACAAATTTTGGTAGTTTACAACCAGAACATTTGTTCTTATAATATAACGGGAGGTGTATATATGGTAGGAAAGTGTGGTTTTGCTCCAGACATAAATAAATGCCCATACTTTATACCGGATAAAGAGGGTTGTTCAAATACCGAAAGAGGTTGTAGTTTTTTTATGGAGATCGGGCAAGAAAAAGAAACTAATGATATCAGAGAAGTAAAGTGGTTTGAGAAATATTATAAGTAAGGAGTGGTCAGATGCCGTCATTTGGTATAGGTACAAACCCCAACAAAAGAGACAATGGCAATATCAGGGGCAATACATATCCGATAGCTTGCATGGCATGGTATGCTCCGGGATATGCCCCCACACCTCTTATGCTTAAGTTTGAGGGGCACGATGGGGCTATAGAGACAGTAAGTGGTATAAAGGTCTTAAGTACCGCCAGCAAGAGTTATGACGGGTCTGGAGTGTATGAGTATGCCTGTGAAGCTGCGATCGGTGGGCTAAGGTATGTATTTAAGCTTATCTTCTATATAGTGGCGTGCAAGTGGGTTATGGTCTTGTAGCAATAAAAAAGGCGGCTCCGTGAGGATACCGCCTATACTATAAACTTCATATTAAATGTATTTTATGCCACTTCCTGGCTAACTACCATGTTAAACAGTTCCTCAAATGAATCTGCATAATACAACGGCTGTACTTCTCTCTGACACTGAGGGCTTACAGCATTCTCGCCATACTTTAGACCTTTATTTGATAGAGCCTTGAATTTCTTTTCTTTCCCTGGTTCAGATGTTGACTTCCTGCTTCGCTCTTCAAGATATCCGTATTCCATAAGCAACAAATTAAAACTTTTTGCTGACATACCTAAATTGTACCGTTTGAGCAAATCAGTCGCAGACTTCATTTCTCGGCTGCCGTTATACTCATATTTGGGGAGGAATTCTGATGGAAGATCGTAGCTTTTGTATAACTGTCCAATCATCAATAGCTTACTGGCATCGTTTACACGCAACATTTCAGCTACTACGCCAATACATTCAACCTGTTCTTTGAAAGAAACCTGCTTATTATATTGTAAGCCTTTTTCTATGAAGTCTTTCATCTTCTCAAAGGCATCTATGTATTTTGCTGTAAATATTACGCCTTTCTTTCCGGTCATTTTATTAGCTATCATATCACAACCCTTTTTAGTACATAAATAGCAAGGAAGGGTCCGGCCCGTGCTGTCTTGATATGTGCTTTCAATGAAATATTCACTGAGCGCAAAATTGCTCTCAGCTAAGTGGAAGCAATAATTCCTTATGTCTCGAAGTAGCTCTTTGTGATTTTTCTCAATAGTGTTTGCTACTTCCCTACTGTCCGTTAAAAGTTGCCCGTTCTCTTGGAACACTGTTAAATCATGCATAAATTGGTTTTCCTTTCTTCTAATAAAATAGTTGAAAGAAGCTTCCCAACGTGCTATACTAACGAAAACAGATGGAAAACCTCTGGATTGCAGAAGTTCGTTAAACTTGGTAGGTGGCACGAACTTCTATTTCTTTTGCATATGCATGATTCTATACCACAGCAAATAAGAAGTCAATACGTAGATACACAAAACCAATAATTACAACTCTAAAACCCTTATTTTATAAGTATTTAAACGCATTTGTTTTCTAATATCAAATAGATAATTCTTTGTATTTTAACGATCCGTCGCTTAAAGTAGATAATGTTATGTAACCCGTTACCATCTTCCCGTCTTTATCCACGGCATAAATCTTCCCCTCGTTTTCTACAAGCTGAGACTGGCACATAGCCCCGTCTGGCCCAAGATAATACCATGCCTCATTGTATCGGTACCATGTATTTGTAACCATAATCCCGGCACCGTTTAACCAGTACCATTTCCCATTAGTATCCTGATACCATGCATTACGGATCGGTTCCCCTGAGTTGCCTAAGTAAAATCTATATCCGTCTGGTTCCTGATTCCACCCTGACAGTTTAATCGGTTCTGGAGCTGACTGTTCATCGTCCTGTATATACCTCTTGACGCAGACTAAGCCCTTACGCCAACCGCCAGGAGCAAATGAAGCATAACGGCTCTTACAATAAGCTACGATATCCTTATAGGACGGCGTACCACTTCCGTGACCGCAGATAATACCATTACCGCAGTACATTTCCACATGGCCTATTTTAAGTGGTCTGCTTGCGTCTGTACCAACGAAGAGAAGCATATCACCGGGGCGAAGTCTGGAAATATCAGGGATACCACCCGCGATATCCGCATCAACCGTTGTTAGCTTGCTTGATTGATACATTCCTGCTGTATTGAGTATTCCAAATCCCAACCCAGCCTCCTTGTATGCGTAACAAATAGAGCTGCTGCAATCGCTGTAAAACTTGCCATCTTTATATGGCTTATAGCAATAATCACGTAAGGTCTGATCGTATAGATTGCGCCCGATGATTAATGCATACTTATCTATTACTGTTTTTCTCTTCTCTATCGCTGTCATATATCCTCCAATCTAAAAAGGCCCAGGATAACCCGGGCCATGTAGCATTAGTTTGCTTTGTTTGCTTTGTTTTTAAGTACTTCTATAGCGTTAGTAAGCGCATCGGATTTTACAATGCCCATAAGTCCGGCATTCTCCATGATTGATAATAATTCGTTCGCAATAAAACCGTATATTGTAGCAACCATTATGTAGTTAACTCCAATGGCAACATCAATCTGGTGCGCTGCAGCAATCACGAAAATCATTCCAAACTTTTTCATAATTCCTTTTAACATAGCATTAGAACTCGCAGCCCCATTTTGAGTTTTTGGTGAATTCTTGAAAAACAATGCCACAATTAATCCCATTGCCATATCAATTCCCATCATAATAAGCACCACACCAAGATTAGGTGTCCATGGGCCGAACATCTTTGCCCCTATAGGTGCCAGTGCGCCAAATATAATACAAGCGGTTTTTTCGTTCATTTTATGATTCCTCATGCTTTCTCTCATTTTACGTACACTTCACCAGTAATTAGTTCGTATTCCTCTGCTGTAATCCAACGGCCTACTGCATTCCATACCGCTTTTTTAGGCCATAGTTTTTCATCGTAATACATTTTTACTTCTTCATATCTTGGACTTCTTGTGCTCATAATCTAAACCCTCCTAAGTCATATCCCGTCATCATAGAAAGATAATTTGCTAAGGCTTTTGTCTGTTTTAAGTCTTCCTGGGCAACCTTTAATTCTTCTCTCACGTCAGGCAGTCTGAATTTAGCAATTAATACTTTTACTTTCATTCCGTTTCCAATATCGTAGTTCGGGTTTTGAGTTATCAATCCATCAAAGGCGAGATCAACTCTACTCCAATCAATTTCACCCGTCGTATTGATTTGACGAATCGTACCATTAGTCTGCAAATTCCCCTCGATATCGTCAAAACTCATGTTGCCTCTTTGAAATGTGATCTTACCGCCATCATCTCTGAGGTCTACCCCACCTGCGACAAGGTCAAATACCTGATCGCCGAATTGGATCTTTTCCATATCACTCATTAGATTCCTTTCCGCCCATAAGGGCATAAAAATAAGCCCCGGTATGGGACTGGTTTATAAGTTTATTTAGTTCTTTAAATAGCAATTTTATTGTTTTATATAAAAAGCAGAAAAAAACAAAGAAGTTCCAGATGATATTGCGGAACTTGGATTAAAACTCAGCAATCCTTGTACGCCAAGATAGCATATAGCCGTAAGGCTATGATGCGAACATGATACCGCTATTGAATTAGCTGATAAGCCTTTTGGTGAAGGAAATCCAGATATTAAATACTCTGTTCCTGCACTTAGTGATGTATTTATCGCTATACGTATATTTATGATAACAATGTTTCCAATCACTGTATATCCGCCAGAATTTACACTTCCCCATGTTAGGTTTAAACCAGATGATGTAATAGTTTGATTATTTAAATTGCTATTTATGTTAGTAACCGTAGTGTTCAAAGTTCCCAATGTTTGATTGACTGCGTGTAACGCCGCCATGCTCGCTATCTTATCTGGGTCATTAACAATCTGGCTTACAACGGCTGCAGCGATTGCCTTAATGGCATCATTATTATCTTTAATGCCTGTTTCAATCTCATTTAGGTTTTCGGCATCTAAGTCCGGGCTTGAATCATCAACCCAGTTATGCTTTGTGTATGTATTTACAGGTATTGCCATGTAGTCCTCCTATTCACATTGTACTATGTAAAATCTAGTTGTTAGGTTTTCGTGCCTGATGATATTTATATAGAGATAGGCATTGTCTGTATATGGTGCGACGTTTAATTCAAAATTTCCACCGCTAGTCATATAAGAGTGTCCGCCAGTAACATACTGACCTATGTTGGGGTTCATGGCGCCAGATGAAAAGTCCTGCACATAGTTTGTCACATGATTTCGGTACAAAGTAAACTCTATATCAGCAGGTGTACTATTCTCGTAATTCACTGTGATTTTACTCAACCCTGTTAGATTTACAGGCGAATCAAATACCATTGATGTGCTTCGGAAGGTAGTCGCAGAGTAAATCTTTATATTATCTCTTTCCAGAGTCATTACGCCCGGTAAATCGTTCTGGAAGTATCTAAACGCAGTAACTGTCTGTATACCGTTAAATGTACCGTATTTGTAAAGAGTGTTCGGGTCTGTAATTACATATCCTTCGAATGTTCCGGTAACTCCTCCAACCGTAACCCCTTTTTTAATAACTGACGGGATTAAGTTTTTAGTGGTCTTGATGGTAATATTGCCAGTCATGTACTTTCCTGCCGTGGGTATGGTTATCATCTGCGCCCCAGGACCTACGCTCTGTGCTCCCATAGTTGGAAGGGACTGTGATACTGTGCCGCCTGAGTAATAACCAGCCTGCAAGGTTTGCGAGCCGTTTACAGGCAATGTCAAAGCCGGGCTGCCTCTTAGGGGTATTGCGCCTTGCTGATTTTCGTCGCTGCCTGAGCCTATAAAGATTTCGGGAGTTAGTACATCGCCCGGACCGGCGGTTAAATCTGTGGTATCTACCGCTCCACCAACTCTATGTATGGGTACTCTTGCCATGGTTTCCTCCTAATCTACAAATCCCTCAAATATTCCGGTTACTTCCCCGGGCGACTCCCCTACCTTTTGGCCCAGCTTAACGTTTTCGGGATAAAGGTTATCAACAGCCATTACGATGATATCCCCGGTCAAGTATTTTCCTGCGCACTCTATGATGATTTCACCGACTCCAGGGGTTACTGTCTGACCTGACATAGTAGGCACAGATTGGCCTATGGTGTCAGCTCCATTGTGTATCCCCACTGGTATGTTGTAAGTGCCATTAACTGGTAAACTGTAGCTTGTGACTGCGTGTTCTGGTGCGGTTCCGGTTCTGATATCATCGCTCCCTTGGCCTATGAAGGTTTTTCCTGTTCTGACCTTCGGCTCCGTGGCTGTTAGGTTAGTGTAATCAACGCTGTTTCCCTTGAAAAATAATGGTAACTGTGCCAATGCTATACCCCCTTAAGACTGATAGTCATATCTGTAACTGGCTTTTTAAATTGACAAGTTACCTTAATTGACCCGTTAAGAGTCTCGATGTCAGTAATCATGTTTGCGCTTTTATCTATTTGAGCTTTCAACGATTCGGTCAGTGTGGTAGGATACACGATGCCCGGAACCGGTGTATCTGTTGCTTTGATTGTAGGCATGGTAATTGTCTGTATAAATGGTGCTGTGCTATTCCAGTTTGCCGCAGGAAGCGTCATTTCTAATACATTGGTAAGTTTGTTCACTGTTGTATTAAACTCCACGTAAAACTCATTTACGGCCTGATTGGCGGCGTTGATATCCGCAGCCGCATAAATATCACCAGTCACCTCGTATGTTGTCACATCATTTAAACTGATGGTACCGTCTGTGTTGTCAGTCTTTTGGTATTTTCGAGGTCCGGTAAATATATCATTCTTATAGTCTGTTTTTAAAGCGTTCATATCTCACTCCTATTCCCTAATGCCCGGCTTCCGAGCCGGAAAGAAAAGTGTTGCTGTCCCGGGACACAACTTTCAACCAGCTTCCCAAGGTCATAAATTATCTTTTCTATGGCGTTCGCCTGATAGATTGATGTATACGTGATCTTTTGAGGTGTCATTGGTGTACTGGAAGGAGTAAAGTATACCGCTCTCAGCGCGGATATGTTTAACCTTATTCTCTCCATTTCTGAGTCTGTACGGCGATCCTCTGGCTTCCAGTTCATTTTACATTTCTTATAGATAACATTTTTATATCCGTACTTATTCAGCATCTTAGCGGCCCATGCGATGGCTGCCTCCACTCTGTTCAAGTCAGTGTAAGCTATAAAGGCCTTAGAGGTAAGATTATCAATATCAGCCTGCACACGATCAAATATCAGATTGTCTATGTAATCATTCATGGATCGTTACCTCCGCCTTGATACTTCCTGCAAAGCTATATGACACGCTCTCAATCGTGCCAGTCTTAACACCGTCATAATCGGTATCAATGTCCACCACTTGGCCTATGACTTTATCACCAAGTAATACGTCACAAATGACATTCTCGGCGTGCTGATAGTACTCATAGACTCTATCTAACACAGCGGTTGCGTTACCTTTATATACAAGGGTAGCGTCCTGTACCTCTTTGATGTTCTTGTTGTAGATGATATTTGGATTTTCCTTTATAACCGTAGATGTAAAGTGGCTATATTTCTTCCCGGTCAAAGTGACCTCTGCCCCGGTTCCGGTAATGAAAGCAAAGTTATCTCCGTGGGAATTGATTGTTCCTCCGGTTATGCTCAAATCGTGGTAAGCTTCGGTAAATATAACTTCTGCCGTACCATTAAGAACACCTTTGTAAATCTCTGCAATCTCGTTTGACTGCTGGTAGTCGTGGACTGTAAGCCTCACGCCTGTGACAACATCTGAATGCTCTAGGGTTAACCCGTCAAAGACTTCTGCCCCGGTAAATTCACCAGTTTTTATGGTCTGCTTTGGGTAAATTACCACGCCATCATAATTAGATGTGTCTACAACGGCTCCTATTGCAAAGGCAATTTGTACTAAGGCATTACGCTTTGAGGTATAGGGGATATATCCGTGTAGGGCTACGTTGTCAAAAACATCTGACAGAAGATAGTTAAAATCCTCATTATTAAATATTTCAGCTATAACCGTTGGCACTAATTGACCAGTGTATATACCCCCGTGGTATTCATTGCCATCTAATAGGCCAAGTGCATCGTGAGTGTCCATATAGTAATCTGTCTTGCTCTTCTTTGCGCCGTTCTTAAGGTAGAAGTTTCCTATTAATCCACCGTTGAAATACAGTGCTAGTTTTTGCTTTTTTTGCAAATCGAACGGTATACTTGCTTTTGCATTGACAGTACAGTTCATGGTATTTATGCTTAAATTCTCGGATATCGCATTGATTTCCTGTAAGCAAGACACTTGCCTTACTTCGTCAGACAAAAACTCCCGGTAGATACCATAATCTATCCGGGTTAAAAATACTGGTCTATTTGGTTTTGAAGTATGTAAAAACGTTATGACTATTTTGTCGTAATGTACCACATAGTTGCTGCAAAAGTACTTTGTATCGTCTGGCTCAAAGTCCATGCTTGATATAAGGGCATCGTCTGCATACCATTGCACATTAATGCTGTCTGCATAATCCCCTGACATTGTATTAAAAGTAAGCAGTACGCCTACACTTGTAAACTTCTGGTTAAATGTGATTGTTAACATAGGTGCATCAGTGTATTTAGTGTAGCTTGATTTTGGAAACAGGAACATCTGAGGGTACAATCCGTCATGAGGTTTTAGTCCCTCTTGGCTTGTGGTATACTGGAAACCACCTGCTCCATCTGATATTTCATCGCTAATGAAACCATAATCGTCTGGATCGTCAGGGAAGTTTATGTAATCACCGTTGAGCAATGCAAATCCCGGCATACACAAGGCATACCCCGGATAAACTAAATCATCTCTTTTTAAATCTGGAAACTCCTGTCTCACCGTTGTGGCTCTAGGGCGCAACCCCTTCCTTGGGTGCAATCCAACCCGGGGCCGTAACCCCGGATCAATTACCTGCGGATTGCTGTTTTCTTTCGCATAAGGGGCCACGTCATCGTATACAACCTTAAGCCCCTCGGTATTTACGGCATCTGACATTATGGATTGCTTTATAAACATTAGGGCCTCCTTTGCGGTTCTTTTGCTATAAACTGTACAGACAGTCCCGACCAACGGTTGTCAACTATTTCTCCGTTTTCGATTGGTTTGTCTGAGTCTTCACCTGTTGTCACATAAGCCACATATTCAATGGTGCCGTGCAATCCGTATGGAAATTTTACTGTATGGAACTTGACTGGCGCACTAATGATATCGTAAAACGTGTCATAGTCCTCTCTGTAATCAGGGTGAGGCTCTACCCCCAATGTGTAATTGTAAAATGTTCCAACAATGTCACGAAACATTTCTGAGTTTTTTAGCCTACCGCTGAGCTCGCTATCAGTCACAGCAAATCCTCGTTTAATTTCCATTTCCCATAACCGAAGGTCGACACCGTCTATTGTAACTATTCCTTTTGCCATGATATCAACCTCCTGTTACCATTCTTGCACCGACACGCTGGCTCTCTTTGTTGTTATACTTATAAACCGCCTGCCCAAACTTTGTGCCGTCTACTTCCATTATGACAGTGATAGAACCACCACCGCCAAGTCCACCTCTTGCGTCAAGAGCCTCGTCAACCGCTTGCCTTATCGTCCCAAGTGGTGACACAACCTCATAATCTTTGTTGTTATCTCCAAGCATAGCTAGGAAGTTACCTGCTTTCGGTGGAACAACAGTTCCTGTGGCTAGGTGTGGGACATTGTTGGAATAAGCTGCATATGAATTTGTTGCTGCAAATGACCTACTGCCTCCACCAAGTTCACTTTGTGAACCAGATGCAACGGTCCTCGAGCCAGCATTAATAGCTATACGTGCGGCTATGATTCCTGCCGCCAATGCCGCTGCCATAGCCGCCGCCCCCCATGCTCCTTGTAACGCACCAATAGATACCGCTAAAATACCTACCGCAGATGCCGCTGCAAGGATACTACTTATAACTCTCTCGCTAGGCGACATTTTACCCCAGTTCAAGGCAAGTATAGTAATCATGCTTATAATTCCTGCAATTGCCAATGTTAATGCACCAAACTTTAAGGCGCCAGTTACTAATTTTTGAATTATTGAAACTAGATCAATGCCAAGCAAGCCTAATATTTGGCTTAATACTTGTATTTTTGCTATCATTGCTATAATTCCGGTTATAAATGTTGCAATTTTCCAGGCAGCGAAAAACGACACTATCAATATTGTTATAGCCTGCACTTCTGATTTGTTATCTTTGATCCAATTCGAGAAACTTTCCAGCTTATCTGTAAGGCCTTTTAATGCACCAATTATTGTCTCACCAGTCCACTCCCCAAAAGGCTTGATAAAATCTTCCCACAGCCATATAGCTAATGGTTTCAATGCTTCGATAACGGAATCAAGAACCGTTAGAGCGGCTGATATCAAATCAAAAATTGCAGGGATCGCTTTTTCTAATGCCCATTTCGTCAGTGGGAGCAACACGTTGTTAAGTAACCACAGCAACACCGCTCCGACCTTTTGTACAATAGGCAAAAGGCTTACAAGCAACCCGTCAAATGCCCTTAACAACGGTCCGAAATCCAACGATGCCGCCCAGTTTTTTATGGATTCAGACGCTTCCCTGAAAAATCCAGTAACTACAAGTACCAAATCCCCAAGATGTCGCATGATACTGGTACCTGTTTCTGCCTCTGTCCATGCCTTATCAAATTGGTCTGCGAGGTTAGCTATTGTAAGTGAAAAGTTTGTAAAAGTGATAAGCAGATCGTCAGTGATTGCCTTTCCATATCCCTCGTCTTTCCATACCTTCATAAACGATGCGCCAATATCAGATGCAAGTCTTTTTAGACTGCCGAACATCGTTTGTACTGCGCTTATTGTAGACGGTCCATACTGATCCCATGACTCCTTGATAGGCTGAAACAGGTCTGATAATGTCTTCTTGATGTTGTCAGCCAGTGTTTTAGCCTCTGTGCTAACCTGCTCCGTATTAAACATCTGGTCCGGTGTAGGCCCTTTGTACTTCTCATCTTCCGGTTTCTGTGCCTGGATTAAAGTGTCAAAAGCAAATGTTGCTTTCTTAGCTTCTTTTGCTGCGTCTTTGATTGCTTTCTGCGTTTCCGAAAGGCTGGCGGCGTAGTCTTCTTGAACTGCCACAGCCTTGACGAACGTATCTTTTCCAGCCAGTGCTGCCATTGTTTGGCCAATCCAGTTGTTAGCCTCTGCAAGCAATGATATCAATTTGCTTAAAGCAGGTGCTGCCACCGTTAGGATTGGCGCAAATGCCGCCGCAATACTATTTTTAAGCATTGTTAACGAGGACATTAAAGATGATAATGCCGCATTTGTTGTTTTGGAATATCTGGCGATATTCTCTGTCCCTTCTTTTAGTCCGTTAGAGATTACTGATATTCCACGAAATACCGTGCTAAAGAGTATTGACCTGCCAAGCATTCCTAGAAGAGACATTTTTGCACCGTCAGCATTCCTTTTTGTATCCTTAAGCCCTTTATTCATTGCTTTGTTGGATTTAGTTGCCTTTTTCTGTTCTCCGCTTACTTGGGTAAGCCTTTTTTTGTATTGTTCAAGTTCTGTTTCCGCTTTTTTTAAACTAGCGTAAGCCTGATCGTACTCCTTATCGCCAAAATATAGCCCTTGCTTTTCAAGGGCATCTATTTTCCCTTTCAAAGCGTCAACTTTTTGACCAACATTCATGACTTGCGAACCACCAGATGCAAAACTTTCAAGCATTCCAATTCCCACCGAACGAACAGAACCCACCAAGCTGCTGACGGTGTTCTTAAGAAGCCCTATGGTATTCCCGAGCATACTCGGTGATTGCTCTGCTTCCTTGAAGTCGCTTTCAATCTCTGCCGTTGCTTGCTTGACTGATTGTTTAACTTCTACGTTTTTCGAATTGACTGTATCCATTCCAGCGGCATACTTGTTAACAAAATCCTGTACAGAGTTACCATAATTAATAAACTCGCCACTTGGATGACTTTCTCTCTTCCATTCACTTGAAGTATTGTTCTGTTCTCCACGATCCACGGTGATTTTACTCATTTGTTCTTCAAGGCTCTTAACATCAGCTTCTGCTTCTTTTGCTGACTTGCTGATATCATCGAACTGCTTTGTGGCTGAACTGGATTGTGATGTACCGTTGAAAGCATTGGTAAGAGTAGTGGTCATATCCCTTAATGCCGTGGTTAGCTCTCTCACCACTTGCTTAAGTGATGTAATATCATCAATAGCACCATCTTTTTTTATTTCCGTATTGATTAAGATTGTTCCATCGGCCTGAGCCATTATATTCCTCCTTTCTGCGGCTCTGGTTCTGGCTCTATGGCTCTGACTCTGGCTCTATTTTTATCCGAATAGCTTGTTGACTTCTTCGAGTTCTTTCTGCTTCTGCTCCCAGTCGAGGTCGCATAACGCTTGATTCTCTTTCCAAAACTTAGATTCCCATTTCTCCAGCTTCTCGCCTTTGGTTTTTTTCTGGCGCACGCCAACAACAGAGGCATATAACCCCTCACCGCCAATCTGCATATAGGCACCAAAAAAGGTCCACCAGTGCATATATTTAACACTGCGGACCTCTTTCCCTATGTACTTGTTAATCTCCGGTATAATGAGTGGTGCGTCTTTCACCCAGTCCATGGTGCGCGGCTGAGGTTTGTTGTTCGCTGGCATACCGGTATCGATAAACCAGCAAGCCGTTTTAACAGCTTCTTCCATGTGCTCCAACGGGATAGTTTCATGATCGATATACAATATCTCAACAAGCACCTGCGTTTTGTCAGCCCCATCAAGTTCCGGGTCACTGTATGAGGCCAGTATATCAAGTATGACCCTGAAATCGGTGCGGATATTGTATGACCGCCCTCCCACCTCTAATTTCTTAGGCAGGCTATAGAAGTCTGTCATTTGTTATATTTCTTTGTATATTTGTCTGCCCGGGTCTTTGCTTTGCCTAATCTTTTACCTGTTTCCAACTCAATTACGGACTTCACAGCATTTATTACATTCTCGACATAAAACTCGCCTGAATCTACTGGAGTGAATGGGCTTTTACCTTTAAAAAAAGAGCCTGAAACGTCAGCATTAAAAAGATAATCAATCTCCTTTTTAATCTCTGTTTCAGCCTCTTCCTTAACTTTTATCAAGTCAGAATCATTTTCTTTTCCGTTTAGTTTCACCTGCAGGTTTTCAAAAACCCCAATAGTGTGGTTATATCTTTCGACTACTCCCATATCAGATGGAATAAAAGTGAACTGCCCTATGATCTCGCCTCGCATGTTTTCGATGTCGTATACCTTGCTGCCATCATCGATTTTGATCTTATTGCCTACTGGCTTAATATCTTTAACAAGTCCGTTACTCATGTTGTATCTCCTTTATGATCCTGATGGGATTTCGCCCACTGTAAATGTTGGCGTGCCAGAGGCTAGGGACGTTGCAGACACATAACCTTTCTTGCGGCTTCCATTGAACGACACATTGTAGGGGATATTAATGCCGGAAGTGCCACCGCCGTAACTCTGAGGTTTAACAATTACTTCTTCCACATAGGCCAGATGGTTTGTATCTGTCGTATCCTCCACGATAACCTCTAAGATTAAGGTCTTGCACCCATCGCCGATTACACGGTTTAATGCGATATCTCTTAATTTGGGATAAATGGCTTCGTCAGGGTTCGCATAGTAAGGATCAGCATCAATAGATGGCTCATATCCATTATCAGTTACCCTGGATTCTCCCCATACATTTTTTGATGTTGCTACATCGGGGTTGAGGTTTACTGCTAACTCTTCCATGTCGATTCCGACCTTAAACCATGTGACAGATGCTAAAACATTACCAAAAGTGGAGTCTAGGAAATGCGCTAAATGTTTTCTCTCTAATTTCATTCATTTTCCTTTCAACGATCAAATTCGTTTTCATATTCTACAGTTACAGGCAGCACCCAATCTTGGACGCTGTCTTTATTTGGTTCTAGGCCATAAGAGTTGTCACGGGTAATCTTTTTGATGATCCGTCCCTCTGATAACTTCGGGTAAGCGGTTAATTTATAGGCGGTACCGTCAATTGCTACGGGTTCCTTACACAACCATTTTCCTATACCGTCCAGAAATGTCTGAACAGTTAATTTAACCTGTTCTCCGGTTACTCCTGCACGATACACTATGTAGAACGGGTAACGGCATATCTGGCGCACATGGGCTGTCACAGACTCTTTCTCACTGTAGACTAATGCTCCGTTATCGGCAGAAAATGCTATCCCACTGTCTTCTAAATCCTCGAAGGAGATATATTCACCGTCAAGGCCCGGGTACTGATTAAGTAGGCTTTTCATTGCTTCCGTCAGCACATCGTATCCGGTAACATCACTTCCTATTGCTTGTGGTTGATCAGCCACGCTTTCCACCTCCTGCATTCTTTTTAACTTTCTTTGCCCACTTCTTGGCATCTTTTTCTTTTGCGGCATCAAACCATTTAGCTTGTGCATTCGGGTGGGCTGTCTTGTTAAATACAAGGTCCTCTTTTAAGTCGGTTTTTTCACTGTACTGACTTAAAAGTATCTTTTTCACTCCTTTTTTTGCCCATGCGCTTCCAGTGACTTCACTGACCATAATCTTGCCTTCGTATAGAAATCTACCAGCCGGGCCATAAGCGGCATATACTTGGCCTGAACCCTGTATAGCTGCGCTGGCACCTCTAGTTACGTTTACAAAGTCACCTTGCTGCATAGGCATAAAGGGGACCATACTAGTCATCACATCACCGTCAAGACCATACTGGGCATCTTTGTACTGCTTATCAAACCGTGATAGGTTGAGATTGATTTTTATATCACCATCAACCATAGACCATTTATCAAAGTGTTGCATTGCCATTTACTTCCCTCCAATCTCAAAGTGAGGTATCAGCTTATATGGACCGCCTACAGTAGAAATCAGGTAAACATCATCACGGGTTTTATTAATGTAATCGTAAAATCCGTTCTTGTATGATGGGCTAGCATCGTTTACGGGTGTTTCCGCATACTCTCCACGGATAAAAAAGTCTACCCCACCGGTAAAAGTAAGCGATGCGGCAAATTCCGTTTCGGGCTGCGCCGCCCACTCCTTGGGCTTCTTATATGGCTTTCCTGCAATTGTTATATTGCCATCAGTCAAAGCATACCTGACGTGCAATTTAGCCGTGTCTGCACTCTCCAGCCCAGTCTTGGTCACATTTGCGCCCTTGTCAGTAATCAAGTCAACATTGTGTAATACAGTAGGGTACCATGTAGTACCCTGAGCTGTTTTGAGTTTGTTAAATATTGTTACTGTGTCGGTATACATGATATCTCTCCCTTCTATACACGCGGCATATAATTTACAACATTACAATTTGGTTCCAGATATTCGCTGAAAATAATTTTACCGCAATCTGTACAAATCCAGGCACTTCGGTAAATCTTTTTGCATGTGCTGACTTCGTTAATCATATCCCCGTAATAATTAGTGACACATTTAATGTTCTGATGTTTGCAAGAAAGACGTTTTAAAATCTTAGGAATTTTCATTTAAAATGCTCACTTTCTGTGGTTTTGGAAACTGCTATTTAACCCATAGTTGGAAGATATTGGATCACCTCCTATTTCTGACTGGTTCCCAAGACTTCCCTTTCGATTCGGTCTTCAACTCTACGGTTCATCCACATTAGGGCTTCTTCGATATGAGTGAGAGCACAAGCGTTTTCCCTGGAAGAGAACGGACCAGCCTGGAAGCATTTTAATCTATCACGAACAATCTCCAGCAAATCCGTATCGATAACACCATGCTGTGAATCTTCTTTGCGTGGACCGCATTGCATCTGAATTTTAGCGTATTCCTTTAATCCGCAGCTATCTGTTCTTTTGTCGGCAATCAAATATTCATGGTTTGCACCGCCCGGGCCTTGACCATCTACCGAAAAAACTCTATTTAACCTTTCTCTTTTCTGAATCGTTGATAATTCTCTCATTTTATTATTCCTTTCAGATTCCTGCATATAACAATAGGGTTCCATCATCGCTTGTAACTCCGGTTAGGTATTCCCTGGCAGTGTCATAACAAAGTCTGTTCTGTGCCTGCGTATCGCCTACCGCATTGAGTACGGCACTCTTAACGGAAGATGTGGCACTGAACGAAATAGACTCACTCCCAGAAGACTTGCTCGTTACTATCTTGCCTACAAGGCTACCTGATTCGTCAGTTGCAAAGCCCCCAGCCTGTGCCGTTCTCTCTGCCTGCTCAATCTCCTGGAGTTTATCAGCCACGGCGCACACGGCTTTCTGTACCTTTATACCGGACCGTGTATCAGCCGGGAGGCCGGACACCAGACGATCAAACGTCATAGTGTCCAGTTTGTCACAGGCTCTTGATTCCAGGCGTTCAAAGTCACCTTGCGTTGCTATGGCTGTGCCGTGATATGTGGTTGTGTAAAACTCATATGTTGTGTACGCCATGGCTTAATCTCCTTAACCTCTTGTCTGGATACGTGCGATTGGGATAGCTTTGTGAGGGTAGTAAGACTTTGTCTCTGCATTGTTGGAAGCCAGTGACCAGTTTGCTCCTGCCTCTAACTGAGCGTTTGTAGGAGAAATGATGCTGTTGGTGATAAAAGAGATACCATAAGGAGCGAAAACTTTTCTCTGACGTGAATACAGAGTTGTTTCTCCACCGTTCTTAGCTGGGTCTCTGAACATTTCAGCAGGAACCTTTGCGCCGCAATCGGTATACTCAATAGCACCATTTCCAAGCACGTAAGTGGTATATCTGATATCTTTCACAACATACATATCAGCGGCAAGAGTCTTATCTCCGAAATAAGGTGTAACAGCAGAAAGATTGATCTGTCCTGCGGTTGCTCCAGATGCTACGATCTTTAATGCACCAACCGTATCAGATGTAGCGTCAAAATATCCTTCATCTGCTGGCATGTTATCATCAATTAAAACCATTCTGCCGTTAAGCGTTGCAAGCGTAAGGTCTCTTTCAATTCCCTGTGCATCGGTGTATTTCATATAGCTAAGTAAGTTAAGGTTCTCCAGGTTAGTGGAAATCTGTGAATGCATGATAGCTAGTGCAAACTTTCCTTTGTTATCTCCAAGGGCTTTCTGAATTCCTGTGTTCAGAGTTGTTTCACTGAATTTAGGAGTTGTAGCATTGCTTACGTTGTATGTATGACCGTTTACAAATTCAAGGTTCTTAGCCCCCGTCATGCTGTACACACCTTTTAAGATTGAAAGCAGTGTGGCCTGGTCTATATCGTCCCAATACTCTGCAACTTCTGAAATAGCTGCGCCATAATCATTTCCAGAAATGTCTGAAATAAAGTCTTTCTCGGTCCAGCCATTAGCACGGCCTACAACAATTCTTCCCATAGTGTAGTTACCTCGGCTGGTAGAGCTAATATCGGTTCCACCATCGTAGTTGACTGGTGTTCCACCAATTCTTGCCTTAATAACAGTAGTTGCATAATGACCGCCCTGCTGGTCTTTTAACTGTGATGCATACTGTGGAGCAGGTACAACCGCGCCGCTCTTTAAAAGTGCATTAAGGTTAAGATTAGGTGTAGTTTTAAGTGCTGTGTCAAATACTTCCCCATTAAAATTTACTGGATCAAAAAACATAGTTTAATTCCTCCTGTTATTGGTTTTGCATATACTGGCTTACATCTAAGTCAGGATTTTGATTTTTAAGTTTCATAAGGTCGCCTAGGTCCATCTTCTTTCCTGGTTGTGGTGTCTGGATTCTTGGCTGTGTAAAAGTTGCTGTATTTAGCTGTGCTGTCCGCTGTGCTTCATCTACAAGAATATTAGGAATCTGGTTCCCTTCCTTGTCAGATACCAGGAATTTGAAAATATCATCAATAGACCGCCCTTTTGCCGTATCTTTATTGAGCTCGTCAGCAAGCTTACCTCTAATGCTTTCGGCTGTAAGGTCATTCACAAACTGCTTACCGCCCATGAATTTCTCTACGGTAGCGTCTAACTGATGTTTTGATTCATCGGCTAAGCGTGCGGTCTTTTCAGCATCTAGCTGTTTTGTGAGCGTATCAAGTTGTGTCTTATATCCCTCGAGGTCCACACCATCAAATGCCTTTAACTGATCCTGTACTGTATCAAGCGACGCTTTAAATTCATCTCTCTTGGCAGTTGCTTTCTCATACTCGGCTATGGTGCGGTAATTCTCTTTCCATTCCTTATCCAGAGTGGCCTTATGTTCATCTGGAACCTCGATTCCTAAGCCTGTTAAAATTGCATATATATCTTTCATTTTCAATCCTCCTGAAATGATTTATTGACCGCTCTTTCTGCGGTTGGGATTTGCCCGATAGACCACGGGCGGGGTAAGTGGACCATATTCCTGATGTCAGGAAAAAGGTAATATAAAAGAGCCAGCGCATTAGCACCAGCTCAATCTAACTTTTATCGAATTTCCTTTTTTAATATCTTAACTTTCCAACTTCCATAGCTTCCGTTCATGAGCCATGATCCAAACCTAAAGCTATCGTCTAGAGTATCTCCCTCGTTAATGCTATCAAAGTATTGCTTATCTACTGGAATTTCAAGCTTAATTTTATTCATAGAGTCTTTTGCGTGTTCTCCTATATCAAGGGTGAAATGGCTCTGCTTTATTTCCAACGTGACCACATACTTTTTTATGTCGTTATCCTTTTTGTAGTCGCTTATGTATTGCTCCAGACTGGCCTTTTCTTGTTCCAATGAAGCAATCTGGTTTTGTAATTCCTTTTGTTTTGCTTCGTCAAGTTCAACCTGCGAAGCGCAGCCAGTTAACAAAAACACGCATACCAATACTGCCATTATTCTTTTCATACTTAACCCCCTAGCAGATTATTGGTTTTACTTACTTTGCCTTGCATAATCTCCACCACGCTCTCATGCCTACAAATGTGACACCATATAGGCAATCGTTTAGCCTCGGTATCTGCTCTTATCCTGTTCTTGGTCTTTCTGCCACATACCGGGCAAATGACCCATGCTCCCGAATCGTGCATACTATTCCTTTCCTAATGCGTTGTTATATCGTGTAGCGGCTCCGTTTGCTGCCGTTGCCTGTTCTCTATTCCACTTAGCTATGCTTAAACGCTCTGTAAGCTTCTTAAGGTTGTTGTCTTTGCAGAACGTGTTGTAAGCTTCATTCTGCCGCCTTAGCAACGCCGCCTTGCGGTCATACATCTGTTGTATCTCAAACTTTAATTCGTCGTCTTCTACCACGTCTATTGCTGCTTTTGCACCAACAAGGCCCTGTTTGGTTTTCCTTATGCTACGTTCTAATGTCCGTTGCCGTTTGTTTAATTCCTCTATGCGTGCGTTATCCTCTGTATCAATGTCAGCGAAAGGATTGTTCACTCCATCACCTGGTCCGTAGTTATGGCGGCAGTTAATACCGCATAATCCCTCGATTGTTCCGTATCCAGTTGATTTATAGAAGTCAGGAAATTGTTTATTTGCCCCTGTGCGTGTGAAAAACTGGCCTTGCCACCATAGATGGTTAGACGGGTTATTCCCACCGTCCCCAGTACGTGCTCCCAGGTGCGCAGAGGTAAGAATAATGTCCCAGTCCATTTCACTCATTCGTGTCATTTGGATATCTCCGGTTGCTTGACTGATTCCAGTCCTTACAGAGCGTGCCACCGCCGTTTCTAGTGTGTCTTTATGCCCCGTGGGATATTTAACTGTCCCACCGTCTGAAATAGCGTTGTCGATAGCTTCCTTGACTGCCTGAGTGTATGGCATAGCCCCGGAAGTAACCAACCTATAAGCATTGTCACACTCGTTTATGTACGTCTTCTGAGCTTCTACGGCTGTTGTGCGTGTAAAGTTGCGTATCTCGCCATTCGTGGCATTGTACGCCCTCTCCATCTGCCGTATCATGTGTGGGGACTGTCTTAATGGTGTAGGGGATAACCCGGCATCAGTGTACACCTTATCGTCATACTTCAATGCCTTTATTCCGGCCTCTTCCATAGCTGACTTGACTTCTTTTTCTTGCACCTTGGTAAACTTGATAAGTTCTTTCTGGATATCTCCGAATAGCATTCCAGCTTCTAACAACACTTCAACCTGCCATCTGTCCGATGCTGTGAAGAGATAATCAACTCCACGCCCCAATCTTGCCATCATTCTGCGTACAATAAGATTGATGATTGATGACCTGTATTGCGAAGCATTGGCTTCTGACCGCTCCGTGATATCTCTGATATAATCAGGAGTTAGCACGCAATCACCCCTTTTTAGAGTTGCCAATCATTACAAGCGCAACCAATGTAATGCAAATTATGGTAAGGTTTATAGTTGATACTGCCATTGTAAATACCTCCTTTACTCCTGTCCGAATAGCGTAGGCTCTTTCTGTTCTCCTTGGGCTTCTGCAATCATAGCCTTGGCTTCTTCCTCGCTCATTCCTTCAAATTTCTGGTAGTACATCCAAGCCGGAACCTTGCCATTCATTACATACTGCCACCAGCGTGCTCGATCCTCTTCCCTGTTGTATGTAATGTCACCGAAATCATAGGTAGTTTCATATGCTCCCACAGGAGCTAGCCCGTAGAGGTCTGCAAAGGCATTCAGGGCAAAGATAAGACCGTCTAAGCAATCCTCAAACTTATCTCTTGCATCTTTGATAAACTGGATTGTTCGGCGGTCATCTGCTTCTACCTGTGTGGCTGTTACCATGCCTGTTTTTTGGTCAAGTACAAAATACCCGTTTGAGAATCCTACCTTCCACCCGATCAGTGATAACTCATGGTTGATCCCGTTGATTCTTATATCTGTGTTGAGTTCGGGGTTGATCTCTTCATAGAAAGGTTTATCTCCTTTGGTTCCCCCTACCATCTTGACGTTGTGCGGTAACCCATCAACTGAACTACCAACCTTACGTTGAGAGAGAGGCATACCAGAAACATCTAAGAGTTCGTCACCCAGTAATATGATACGTCGGCTATCCTTTATCTCTTCGCTGTTACGGCTGTAGGCGGTATCAAGCGTTTTTAGCTCTTCAAGCACATTCTGGAATATTGGTAGCCCCAACGGGCTATTGATATCTAGGTTGTTGGCCTGCGGTGTACGGAAGATACCAAATAGCATACGCTCCAGTGGTTCACCATTCTGTTTCGTAAGAGAAACATCAGGCTGTATACCTGCCCACTTGGTTTCTTCAATTGGTACTGGTCTGCCTTTATCACCTTCGCTGTTGCTTATGTATGTTCTGTTGCTTATAAGGTATTCCCCGGTATCGGTAATGCGATGATATTCAAACTTCGTAAAGTACTTACGCACCAGCACTCCACTCTCTGTGTACTGGTCAACGAATATGACTCCAGTCACATTTCCGTCATCGTCAGAATCAACGATTTGAAAGCTGTTAGGTAGTAGGAAGTCGACTCCTTTCCCGTTTGGTTTTAATATGAATGTACCTGCGGCGCAGCCGTACTCTAGCCACTCCCGGAACTTAAAATATCGCTTATCAATCTGCTGTTGCAACCATTCAGCCCTTGGTGATCCATCAATGGTCACATGGATAGCCAGAGTAGCAAGCCGGGCGGTCTCTTCACACAACACCTTACCAAACCCAATAGTCCGTATATCATTCTTATCACTTAACCAGATAGGCTTATTCTGATACACATTAAGGCACTGGCTTATCGCAATGTCCATTTCCTGCGAGGTGATGGGCTTAACGTCAAATTCTTCCAGTGCTTCGTTCTTGAACTTCATATTCCACCACCTCCTTATTGCGTCTGTTATCCACATTTAATCACCCCGTCTTACCCCAGTGCTTTAATTCACCGCTTCGCCTTGCCTCTGCCGCTTTCTCCACTGTTTCGTATCTGCCTAAATCCACTCTTTTAGAATCTACGTATATAACTGCGCGGTATTTGTTTCTGCTTGGTTCATAATGCACGCCACTGTAACCAGTTCTATTGGTTTTCTGTACTCTTTTGTTCCTCGCCTGTTCCGTGTGAGTAGCCCAGTGGCAATTTGACGGGCAGTAACCACCATCAACATCTACCCGGTCTATTGTTAGGTTGTCAGCATACCCATTCTGCAATGCCCATTCAACGAAAGCCATAGAGCTTTCCTCCCATTCATTGCAAACTGTTATTCCACGTCCACCATAGTCTAAATAATCTTTGTCATTGGGGTTATTACATCTCTGGCGCATACCTTGCCATATCTTGTATATCCTTGGATAATTCTTTTTCGCTCCGCTACGCACTATTTCCCCTCCTACCAATCAATGGTGTCATGCCATACCGAACGCTATCTATGGTATGGTTGTTTTTATCCGGATACCTGCTTATTACATTTCCGTTTCCGTCAGTTTCGAACTCATACTCTGTAAATTCCTTGTAGGCATTTGGTGTTCTCGCTGGATCTATAACGATGTACCGTGACTGTAACCACTTCATGCCGTATTCAACTGATCCTGGGCCTTTAGTAACAGCTCTAGCCGGGATCCCCATATCCCTGTAATCATCTACCGACTTGTTTTCTGCGTTGTCACACATAATCACATAATCATCGTAGTGTTTATCAAGTATCCACTGACCAGTCTTGACGTTCCTTTGCTTATGACAGTAATTTTCGTCAAGTATGTAAATGCGTTCCTGGTTGTGGTTGTAATACATTCGTGTAAATGCATAGGCATCTGGATAAAAGCCCCAGTCCACGCCTTGGTATATGCGGTCAAACTCTGCAATCTCTGCGTCTGTGATTGTTCTAATCTCCAGAAATTCAAAGATGTTTGTGCCAAGCCCTACCGGGTTTCCGAGATACTCATGCTCATAAGCCTTGGGGTTGGTTCTCTTTAAATGTTCGGCAGCACTTACGAACTTACCGCCCAACCATTTAACCGGAACCGTTGTATAGTCGCTCTTGCATCTTAGCGAATCTTCGTGCGGCTCTTGGACATATTTGTTAGCCCAGTTAGCCACGCTTATTGGTGGATTAAATGTCTTGAATACAACGAACTTGGGACCGCCTCTAAGAATGGATTGTTCTACTGTACGGATTTCTTCCATACCTGAAAATTCATCTAATTCCTCAAACCACAAGTACTTGAAATATCCCTTGCTTACCTTGGCAGACTTGGATTTTCTTGCTTCGTCTAACCCCTTAAACACTATCCTTTGCTTAGTGGGTTTGTACATGCATCTGTAAGGGCTTGTTGTGCATTTCCAAAGGTGATTTACTTCGAGTACGTCAATCGCCCATAATATCTGTTCAAACACGCTATCACCAATCGTATTACCAACCTTACGATAAACGATCGCATTAGCGTTCGGGTCCTCCATCATGCCCAGAACGATTTCAAGTCCTACAAAAGAAGATTTCGTGGAGCCTCGCCCACCGTACAGATCGTAATATGTATGATTACCGTCGACGATATCCCAGTGAATCCCGTAAAAGGAAGGTGCGATTAAGTCAGTGAGTTTAACTTGGCTCTGGTCTTGGTATGTCATTGACGATCACCACTCTTTCTGACTGCTCCTTATCGTCCGCTGTGAGTTTATCTGTCTGAGCCTTAATCTGTGCTATTCTGGCTCGCTGTTCCTCTGTGGCCATATCCTTATGGTCTGACAACCATTGCAATGCTTTCATTTTATCAGCTAGCTTTACCTTTACTCCGTCCTTGCCCTGAGATACCTCGGATATGAGACTGCCATCAACTTCGTCACTTTCGTTCAGGTCAACGTAGGATACGGTTGACGTACGTTCATTTCCGGCCTTATCGGTATACTTAATATCTTTCTTGCCGAATGATAGGTAATCAGTAATATCAGAATAAGCAATGTCCATATACTTCTGGAAGATATCGGCCTCGCTTAGAAACGCCTTGGAATATCGTTCCTCTTTCAATCTCGTGATTTCTTCCCTGACCTTATCATTTACAAGCATTCTCGCTCCGTTTGTGCTTGCTGATATGTAATCACAGCCATACGCTTTCTTGTAACTCTGCGTTGCATTGAATGACTTGCTGTAATAAATACAAAAAAGCCGTTGCTTGTCGGTTAGGTCCTCATTACTCATTACAGACTTAACTTCTTTAGCCACGGTTTTTCTTTTAACCTTATTCTGTTCGCTTTCTTTATGCGAACGCTCGCTTATCTTATCCGAACGTTCGTTATCCCATTTGTGTGTTGACTTCCATCGTCTCACTGTTCCCTCAGGGAGATTTAGTTGACTTGCAATCTCAACTAACTTCATACCCTGTAAATACATTTCCTTTGCTTTTGCTATTCTTTCGTCTGGTGCCCTTGCCAATTATCACCACCTCACTATCTTTTAACCTTGCCGTGCTTGTATTCTTCAAGCCTCTTTTTTGCATATTCCACCAGTATGGTTATTGACCCATTGTTTGCTTTCCGCACATCTAAGATCAACTCCGCTTTGTTCAAATACCATAAAGCAGTTCTTATGTACTCTTCCTTGTTGTATTTACGGTCGAGTAATGCGTACTTATAAGCGTTTATTTTGCAATAATTTGTCATGTCCGTTGAGGAAAAAAGGTTTTCCATATCATTAAAACATTCATCACTATAGTCAAGCATCTTAAATCTCATGGTTTTAATCCTTTCTTTCCGGGTAATAGAAAACACCCATCAAGGCTAATCCAAGACAGGTGTTTCCAAAGGAGGGTAATTATGATGTACTGGCTGATACGGAATGACCGGGCTCGAACCGGCAACCTGCGCCGCTCTTCCAATTGAGCTACATTCCGTAAGCAAAGGAATTCTCGGTATTGCTACCTACTCCCATTCGGGAACCCAGCTTTAATCGTAACACTCAGATTCGAACTGAGAACCTACCGGATATAAGCCGGGTGCTCTGACCGTTGAGCTATGTTACAGTATGCCGGTTTCCCGGCACGCCTTATTAATTATAGTCTGGTAAGGGAAAGTCAGACTTGCATTTGATATGTGCTTGTGATGTTTGTGTATGTTTATGTGCTTGGGCTTTCGGCTCTAACCTTTTGCCCTAATTATATAATACAACGATAAACCCGATATAATCGATGTATTTTACTTAACTCCAATTTCTTTCAGGAACTTATCTCTTATGTAGAGTCTTGGGTAATCAATGTTCCCTTTATATCCTGTCTTGGACGCTATCTTAACCCAGTTCATGCCGTCAATGTATTTCATTTGGAATACACAACGGGTCTGACCGT